CCCAGTTACGTATGCCAAGGCTCTGGGTCCGTTAAGGAATATAAAAGTTGCGGGACCTGTGGCTTGTGCGTCATTGCAAGGGGTCCCGAAGGGTGTTTACCCACACATAGTGGTTTACGAGCGTCGGGTAGGTTAGCATCTGCCACCACTATCGGTGTCCGGAACGACCGTAAGGTTCCGGGGCTGGATCGAGCATTGTACGTCGGAGAGCCGTCTCCCACTCAGGCACCCTGGCCGGGCAAAGAGCTGTACCACACAACTAATCACTTACCATGGCCACAACACAACGAGCAACGATTTTTGCTTCTGCAGCTATTGCTGCATACGCTGTCTACAGGTTGTCCCCCTGGAAGAAGCTCGGAGAGAAGTTGGGTGACGCGATTGCGTCATCGGATGTAGTTTGCGCACTTTTGTGCATTGACAAGCAAACCTGGTTGGATGTTAGGACTGACCAGAAGGTGCGAGCCGAGATCAGTAAGGAGATCTCATCGCACGTGAGGAACGGAACCACCGGAGATTGTGTGGACCAGGTTATCCTGGAGACTCTGGTGGAAGAAGGATACGACCTAGGGGACATGGGTTGGATCCGCAAAGCAAACGAGGGTGTGACGAGGACTGCCAAGGAATGGGACGCGTACTTTGCGCGCCTTGGTGTTGACCCACTCACCGGAGCCACCGAACGTAAAGAAGTTGTTCGGGTGGTGCCTAAGTTTGCTGCAGCTGTCGCATTGCACATGCGCACCCTCCTTGGCAAGATGGATGCTAGTGAAGCCAACATACTATTGGCACAACGCAAGTATCTCGAAATTTGCCGACGACGCGGTGTGCGCGATGTTGACACGGTCGCCCACCAACAGCACGCGATGAACGCATTCTTTACTGAGGATGTACTTGATCGCGTTGGGTTGGCTCTCGCTCGTGCACCCAAGTGGGTGCAGTGGTTGGCGTCTACGCGCCGATCATCGGGCGGTGGCCCAACTGTGTGCTGAGGGCGCCCGGTGACGGTGCATGGAAACACGACACAACTTGACCAGAAGTTGAGGGATCAGAGGGTTGAGCAATGTCGTGGTTCGTTGTGCGTGCGCCGGAACGGGCTGCTCCCAAAGACCAGGGTTTACACTGTTGCCACTGGCTTTGGCCCAGACCACAACCTGGGAGTTTACAACAACAGCGTGGACACCATAGAACGCGCCTTTACAGAACGATATTCTCTCTGTAAAGATGAGGAAGGCTTTAGGCCCGCGTTCGAGGTTGGTCCCTCGAGTTTCAGGACTGCGGAATTTAGCGAGTTCCGCCGGCTGGTTATTGACGCGATGCCGCGTTTGCCCGTGCTAACTGATCAACAGGTGGTTGATGCTTACCACGGCCCAAAACGACGTGTTTACCAGGCCGCTCTCCACTCCTTGCAGGAGGAGGATCTGAAGGTTCAGGATTCCCATCTTACTGCCTTCGTGAAATTCGAGAAACAGGACGTTTGTAAGGCGCCACGAGTTATTAATCCTCGGTCGCCGCGATACAACCTTCGTTTGGGGAAATACCTCAAACACGCAGAGCACCACTTCTTCAATGCAATTAATCGTGCGTTTGGAAGTCGTACACCCGCTACCGTTATCAAGGGGTTTAATGCTGATGACTCAGCCGCAGTTCTACGTGCGAAGTGGGACTGCTTCCGTCGACCCGTAGCGATTGGCCTTGACGCAACTAAGTTTGATATGCATGTTTCACAATGTGCGTTGAAATACGAGCACTCATTTTACACAAACTTATTCCCCGGGATAAGTGAGTTGCGCAAGTTGTTGAGACAACAATTAGTCAATCAGGGTGTAGCACGCGCACAGGATGGCAGTGTCAAGTTCCGGATGGAAGGGACGCGCTGCTCGGGAG